AATTAGTTCCAACTTGTGCAAAGGCAAAAGTAAATGGTTGACCAACAAAACGTTGAGTAAACAAAGAAGTGTCCGTCCAAACATAAAGAGCATCTCTACCTCTGATTGCTCCTCTGATCTGTGATCCGTCAGCCAGTCTTTGTGTGCCGGCTGTATTGGTTGCTGTAGGTGTATAAGTGTTTATATCCTCTTGGTCCGAGAATCTAATAAACATATCATCTTGTGTATCTGCATCACCTATTGTTGTTTCTGTTCCATAAAATACTAAGTGTCTATCCGGTGTTGATACGACCATATGCCTTGATGCCGTTGGTGCACCAGATATAATTGTTGCTCTTGTGGTTGTTGCATTTGATAAACTAGAGTCCCATTCAAAACATGCGTTGTCATGAATTAAACAAATTGCTTTATCACCAAAGTTATCAAGTGACCACATACCAGGTTCTAATACTAAGTCACCAGACGCAGCCTCGCCCCATGCAACATAATCACTTGTGTTAGTTACTGTGGCACCATCTGAGTGAGATGCAGCTGTAGTGTTTCTCACACCTCTTGTAACACCAGTCAAAGTGTTTGTTGAAATACCTGTGTAAGATATTTCTTCTGTGCCTATTAATATAAAGTTTGTACCTGAACTTGGAAACTGTGATACATCCGTTAATACTATTGTGGTTGTCGAATCATTGATTGCACCATTTAAAGTAGTAGTAGCAGCTCCAGGTTCTTCTCCACCCCAAGAACCAAGACCCCAACCAAAACCTTTCGCCTGCACTGCAGGTCCTACTGGATAATAATGTTGTACTCTTATTCCACCTGATGTTGTTGCACCAGATCCTGTTTCATTTGATGGCATTGTTATAGTTAGTGTCGTAGTTGTTGGAACTGTTGTAACCATAAATTTTTTATCATCAAAATCAGAAGAACTAAAATTAGAACCAGTTATAGCGGTAAAGTTATCTAAAAGTATTATATCTCCCGCGCTAATGTTGTGAGACGTAGAGAAAGTTATAGTTACTACCGCTGATCCATTGGTAGTGCTAAATGCGTTTGTAAGTGTAGTTGTTGTTTTGATTGGGTGTATGTCATAAAATACACCTCCAGAGTAAGCATATAAAATTCTGTTTGTACCAATAATAGCGTATTTTCTACCCAAACTGTTATTGTAATGATGAAGTCCTCTAGCTGACCCAGTAAGATCATTAACTCCTAACTGTTTCCATCCACCTATTTTTTCAGGTGTGCCATATCTAAATCTAACATTATCACAGTTAACCCACTGACCTTCTGCTCCAGTTTCTGATATTTGCTTGTTTATGCCTGGTTGAAACCCTATTTTTTGTAACATATTATTTACTTACCATTTAAATTTATAGTATACAATTTTTAAAAAGAACCTATAATACAATGCTTTTATGAATCTTTCCATAGGAACCCCGCTTTTAAAGGCGCACTTTGATAATCATTTAAACCTTAAAAATAACCTATTATCTCTAATTGATCAATCAAAAATTGAACCCGATAAGGTAGAATTTAAAGATGTTTTTCAGAAATTAGATTGGAATCAGTCCTCTGATTTCAATAGACCTTGGGTTAAATACTGTATTGCAGATATTCAAAATCAGCTATCAAAAATGAGTTATGATATAGGATTTAAATCAATTCAAATAAATCAAATATGGTTTCAACAATATGGTAATCAAGGCACTCATGGTTGGCACATTCATGCTAATAATTTTACAGGTGTTTATTATTTAGAGTTTGATGAGCATCAATATACTCAATTATTAGATCCTCTTGATTTAGATAGGGCCATTTCATTAAGAGTTGTGGAAGGTGATTTTATCGTTTTTCCATCACATATTATACACAGATCTGGTGTTAATCAGACAGAAAAAAGAAGAAGTATCATTTCTTTTAATTTTGATGTAAAAGATATTAGAGATGATTTATTAGCAGAAAGAACTATTAAATATGTATACTAAAAAAGAAGTTACTTTTATAGACGATGTATTAACAAAAGAAGAAAATTTAGCACTACTAAATAAACTTTGTTATCACCAATGGTATTTAACTAAATGTAAAGACTATGGTACTTTAATGGCACCCTTGTTTTCTGGTAGAAGTGGTGGTTTTAGTGTTGCGACTCTGCAAGACGGTAAACCTTTTGACTCTCCTTTAAATAAAGAAGCATATAAAATAACAAAAAAAGTTTGTGACACATTAGAGATAAAGAAGTACGAAGTAATAAGATTTTTGTGGAATATGTATTTTCCAAGAAATCATACTGATTATCATCAAGACGAGTATACAGAAGATTATTTAAGTATTTTATATAATCCTCACACGACTGATGGAGGAACGTTTGTTAACAATATCTTTCACAGAGATAAAATGGGTCAAGCAAAAGTTTATAAAAGTATGGTTGAGCATAGAGGCAATCCCCCATCAAAAGATGCTATTCGTTTTAATTTAAATGTTTTGATTAAAATCTAAATTAAAAGCTATTGAGATTCTTTCTTCATTACTTAAATTATCTTCTACTGAATGTTGTAGCCAAGATGGAAACATAACAAGTTGATTTTCAACAGGAGGCAATATCCAAGCTCCAGAGTTGTGTTCTTTAAAGTTAGAAATAACACTGTCATCCCAAGTATAAGTCATAGAAAAATCAGAAGGGTGGTGAAAAAGTAAATCACCACTTTTAGGACTTGTCTTTACATAATAAGTTCCAGAGACCATGCATCTTGGGTGCACATGTCTAACATTATAATCTCTGTGTTTATTTATATTTATCCAAGCATCTTTTATAGACAATGGTTTTTTTAAATGACAAAAATTTCTATATGTTTCTGCTAATCTTAAAATTTCGTCAAACAATGGATTTAAAATATTATGCACACCTGTTAAGGGGGGTGATTGCCAACCACCTCTATTACTTATATCCACTGTTTTAGTCTTATCTTTTAATTCTTTACAATAAAGAGCTATATCATCAGTTTTTAAATTTAATTTTTCAACAAGAAGAGGAATAGAAAAAATACCTGTTATCATTTAGCGTCCAAAGTAAAATAAATATAGCTTCTTTTTTTATCTGATTTATTTTTAGTTAGTTTAAAATCAACGTTAAATGGAATAGATAAAACAGTGTTTTCTCTAGCTATAAAATTAAATTTATTTACAAAATCAGTGTGCGCAATAAATACTTCAGTTTGTCTTTCAAAACAAAACAAACCACAATCCTCATCCACATCTAACATATATATTATTTGAAACAAAACATTAGGTTTAACAATACTTAAATTTGTTTCGTCCTTTAAATCTTCAACATATTTAATGTTATTAATAAATAACTCATTTTTATCTATGTTATAGTTTTTTGTTAGACTAACAATAAAATTGTTAACAACCTTTTCAAAACTATCTTTGTTTACTATGCTTGTTTTTTTAACTTGTTCTTTAAATTTAGTATCTTTTTGATCAGTAAAAAATAAAGAGTGGGTAAATATGTTTACTTGATTCATTTAACATCTCCCCACATTCTTCTTTGATCCATATAAAAATTTTTATTAGGCCCATTTAAATTTACATAATGTAAAAATGTTTGAGCGTGCCAATCACCTTTAAAAGGTTCTCGCCAATGATCTATCTCACAGCCTTTATACAAAACAGCGTCTCCTGGTTTTGTAATATATTTTTTGTCTCCAACATAAATCTCCCAAGGAGTTCCGTCTGAGTTTATATGCACCGTAACACTAATTTCACAAGAAGGTCTATCTTTATGTTTTGGTAAATCAGACTGATAGGTATAAACTCTAAAGTAAGAATAGGTAGGCAACAGTTTTAATTTAATGTTCTTCTCAATTAATTGTCTTTTGTTTAACATTAAAGATTCCATTAACGGGTCTCCGTAAAAACTAGAATCACCATTACTGTTTTGATTGTCAAAATTTGTTTTA